CTCAGGCCAGCACCAAGCGGGAGAATGGCGGCATGAGCCAGCAGCCCACCCCACAGCAGTTCGTTGAGGCCCTGCGCGCAGGGCTGGGACCCGTTGTCCGGCGCGCGGCCGAGCAGATTCGCCAGATGCACGCCGCGCTGAAACCCCTCATCGACTACGTTGAAGCGCATCCCGAAGTCCTTGAGCAGTGGGAGCGCGAACGGGAGGCTGAGGCGCAAATCGGCTCCTGCCACTGCCTGTGCGGAGCCGTCCACGGCACCCTCGGTGTCTGTACGTCCACCGCCGAGCCGGGCCTGACGGTCCGCTTCGACTCGCCCACCGTGGGCACCCAGCACGTTCCGTTCTGCCGCCCCTGCTTTGAGGCGCGGGCCGCTACGGCCGGGATGGCACTCCGGGCTTAGACGCTCAGAGACACACGAGGGCCCCGGAGCTCGCCGCAAGCTCCGGGGCCCTTTCCTCTACCCGTCGCCCCTCAGCGACGTTTGCGCCCCCGTATCTGCCGGGTCCGGCTGGCCTTGCGCGCCATGGCGCTGCGCTGCGTGTGGGTCCGGCCCGCGTTCGCAATCCTCGCCGCCTTCGACTTCGACGCACCCTGCCGGCGCAGCGCGGCATACACCCGCTGCCGTGTCTTGTAGACGAAGCCCCAGCGGCCTCCTCGGTCGGACACCATCAGCCTCACCAGCCCTCGCGCGATCGAATCGAAGCCCAAAGTGGTGCTCTAGCCTACGATTCAAAGGTACCGGTCGTAGGAGGCATCCACCATGGCCAACCCCAACCAGCACGCCCGCAGCGGCAAGGGACAGTACGTACGCACCCCCGAAACCGCACGCCGCGACGCCCAAGCCGCCGACCTCCGCGCCAAAGGCTGGACGTACCAGAAGATCGCCGACCAGCTCGGCTACGCAGACAAGCGCACCGCCTACGACGCCATCGAACGCGCCCTCAAAGACATCATCCGCGAACCCGGCGAAGCCGTCCTCCACTTCGAACTCCAACGCCTTGACGCCGAGCTCGTCCGCCTCGATGACCTTGAAGTCTCCGCCCGTAAAGTCCTGACCAACCGCCACATCATGGTCAACAACGGGCGCGTCATCCTCCACCCCGAGACCGAGCAGCCGATGGAAGACGACGGCCCCGTTCTCCAGGCCATCGACCGCCTCATCAAGATCGAGGACGCCCGCCGGCGCAACGGTGAACGCCGAGCCAAGCTCACCGGCATTGAAGCCGCCGTCAAGGTCGACGCCACCGTCCATGAGGTCACCCAGCAGGACTTGGAGCTTCAGGAGATGGTTCGGGAGGCCGAGGCGGCGGTCGCTGCGGACCGGGCGAAGCGGGAGAGTGCGGGTGAGGGCTGATCCGTTCCGCTGGCTAAGCCTCCCGGCTGCGGCGGCGCGCCGGGTGTTCCTCTCGCCACTGCCGCAGGGGAGCTTCGGGCCACATCAGGGCGCGGCCGAAGCGTCGCGGTTCCGGGAACCCGTTCTTCTCGCGGTCGCGCAGGTAGTAGTACATGCTGCGCTCGGCTACGCCGAGGAGTTCGGCGGCTTCTCTTGTCGTCAGGTACCCGTCCACACCCAACAGAGTAGGGGTAACCTTGACCCAAGTGAGTTGGGTTAAGGGTGGGGGACTTAGATGGCACCGCGACGTGGAACGCACTGCGGACGCTGCGGACGCAGCAAGGCCGAGGAGCCCGAGCAATTTCGTATGGTGCGGCGGCAGAAGGGTGGCGAGCTACGCCCGAGTCATCGCTGTCGCCCCTGCGAGTCCGAGTACGACAAGCAATGGCGGGAACGAAGGGCGCAGACGGAGACCGGCAGGTGTTCCTTTCCTGACTGCAGAAGGCGGGCGTACGTCAAGGGGATGTGCCGACCGCACTATGACGGACAGCGTCGGGCTACCGGCCCTCGGTGCACGATCGAGGGCTGCGAGAACCCGCGCAACTCGTTGGGGTACTGCAACACGCATCTGTCACGGTTCCGAAAGACGGGGGACGCTGGCACGGCCGAGTTGCTGATCGCTCCCAAAGGCAGCGGGTATACGAACCCGCAGGGGTACCGTCTTATCCGCGTCGGCGGGGAGCCCGTCATGGAACACCGGTACGTCATGGAGCAGATACTCGGGCGCCCGCTGTGGGCTGATGAGAACGTCCATCACATCAATGGGGTCCGTGACGACAATCGGCCCGAGAACCTGGAGCTCTGGTCGAAGAGTCAGCCCTGCGGGCAGCGAGTGTCCGACAAAGTCGCCTGGGCCCAGGAACTGATCACCCGCTACCCTTCCCCGGAAGAGATACGGCTCTGGGTGAAGGGCCTCGACGGGTCATGACAGCCACACTGCCGCGCCTGAGCGTGGAAACCTTCGACTGGCAAAGTCACGTACTCCGCCATGGAAAGCATCTGCTGTCGACGCCGGAGACGCGCCGCATCCTCACACGGGAAGACCCCCTTCTGTGGGCCTGGCTTTACTTCCGGCACCACCTCTCCTCCCCCGAGACCGGAGGACGCATAAGCTTCTCCCAGTTCCACCTGGATCTCTGCGAGAGTGCTCTCCAGTGGGCCAGGAAAGACCTGGGGCCAGCCGAAGTCCGGGAAGCCTGGGTCGCCCCGCGAGGATCAGGCAAGAGCACGTGGATGTTCGGCATCCTCCCCGCTTGGGCCCTCGCCCACGGGCATCGCCGGTTCATCGCTGCGTTCGCGGACACAGGCCACCAGGCACAGCAACACCTCGCTTCGCTGAAACTCGAATTCGACGGCAACCAGCGCCTCAGAGAAGACTTCCCGGAACTCTGCACCCCAGGGCGGAGGCCGTCCGGCACCAACGTTGCTGACAACCAGGGACTGTACGTTGCCCAGTCAGGCGCGGTGTTCCAGGCACGAGGAATCGACTCGTCCACCCTTGGCGCAAAGTTCGGCACGCAACGCCCTGATCTGCTGCTTCACGACGATATCGAGCCCGATCAGAGCAACTACAGCCTCTACCAGAAGGCGAAGCGTCTTGCCTCCGTGACTGGCGCCGTGTTCGGCATGAACCCCAACGCTGTGGTGCAGTTCGTCGGCACAACGACCATGTACGGCAGCATCATGCACGACCTCGTAAAGTCCGCCCTCGGCCATCCCGCGCCCGACTGGGTTCGAGACGAGGGCATCCGCACGCGCTACTACCCAGCGATCATTAACAATGACGACGGTTCAAGGCGCTCGTTGTGGCCCGAACGCTGGCCACTCAGCTACCTGGCTTCGATCGAGCACACGAGGGCCTTTCGCCTGAACTTCTTGAACGATCCGATGGGAGCGGAAGGCGACTACTGGTCTCCAGAAGACTTCCGCTATCCGGAGACGGATCAAGACGTGGACCCCACGCCACGCATGATGCTTTCCATCGACCCTGCCGTCACCTCGAAAGCGACTTCGGACTACACCGGGCTCGCCGTGGTGTCGCACTTCCCTGGTCGGCAACGCTGCACGGTGCACGAGGCGGTGCAGGTGAAGCTCACACCGGCCGCGCTGCGTCAGAAGGTGCTCGCGATGCTCGATGAGTGGCCGCAGGTTGGGCTCGTGCTGGTGGAGGACAATCAAGGCAAGGACGTGTGGGAGCAGATCCTGCACACCCTCCCCGTGAAGCTGCGCAGAGTGCACCAGTCCGACTCGAAGGAAGTTCGCGCGGCCCGGGTGCTGAACTTCTATCAGCGCGGTCGAGTGATCCACGCCAAGCCGCTGCGCGAGTTGGAAGAGCAGATGTGCGCGTTTCCGAAGGCGCCGCACGACGACATGTTGGACTCGGTGGTGAGCGCCGTGGAGCGTTTCCTCAACCCGCCGAAGCAGCAACAGCCGCCGAACGCAGCGCGGGCGTCTTACCTGTAGCTCCTGCGATTCATCGACCAGTCCCACCCTGTTGCACCCCATCCGAACTCCAGCCGGGGCGCTATCCTTCGATTCAAAGGTCACGGCTGGGAGGTCGCATTGGATGACGAGTCGGTCGACCCCCGAGCCGACCTCATGTACGGCATCGCCGAACTCACCGCAGCCCGACCCGAGTACGACCGGGCCGCCCTCTACTACGACGGCAAGGTCCCCGAGGTCTTCACCTCCACCCGCATCCGCCGCGCCCTCGCCGCCAAAGACATCGACTTCGACCTCAACTTCGCGAAGACCCCCGTCAACGCCGTGACCAACCGGTTGAAGGTCGCCTCGATCACCAGCCCCGACGAGCAGACGAACACCCTCATCTCCCAGATCTGGCAGGACAACCAGCTCAACCTGGAGATGCCCGACCTGTTCCGCCGCGCAGGCGAGTACGGGGACGCCTACCTGATGGTGCTGCCCGTCGAAGACCAGCAGGGCAACGTGCTGCGGGTCGAGATGTTCTACAACTCCCCGCAGACCGTCCGCGTCATCTACAGCGAGGACAATCCGCGCCGTAAGGCGTTCACGATCAAACGCTGGTGCGACGGCCCCTACGAGCGGGCCGAGCTGTACTACGACGACCGCACCGAACGCTGGACCACCGGCCGGAACTCCACGGGCGACAAACCGGCCGACTGGATGCACTGGCCCGCAGACCCCGACGACCCCGAGTCGTGGCTGATCGACCACGACTGGGGCGAGCAACCGTGCTTCCACTTCCGCACCGACCGCCCCTACGGCACCCCGGAGCACTACGGGGCGTACGGCCCGCAGAACGCGATCACCAAGTTGCAGTCGACGCACATGGGCACCGTCGACTACCAAGGCTTCCCACAGCGGTACGCCCTCACCGAGACCGCCACCACCGACACCAGCGACCTGGAGCCCGGCGACTTCGACGACGACGATTGGCCGGTCAACGAAGCCGGCGCCGGCCCGAGCGACTCCGGTGACGACTCCAGCCTGAAGGCCGGGCCAGGCGAGATGCTGCTGCTGCGCGGGTTCAAGCAGGTGGGCCAGTTCGATGCGGCGCAGCCCGGCGTGTTCTTGGACCCGATCCAGTTCAACGTGCGGGCGATGGCGCAGATCACCGACACGCCGCTGCGCATGTTCGACCCGCAGTCCAGCCAACGCTCGGGGGAGTCGTACCGGGAGGAGGACGGGCCGTTCATCAGCAAGGTGGAGAACCGGCAGACCTCCTACGGCGCCAGCTTGCATGAGGCGTTCGTGTTCGCGTTGCGCCGCTTGGGCGTGGAAGACCCCGTCGTCTCCGTGGACTGGGTGCCCGCCCGCTCCGTCACCTCCGTGCAGGGCTGGCAAACGGTGAAGGCGAAGATCGACGCCGGTGTGCCCCGCAAGCAGGCGCTGATGGAGGGCGGCTACCGGGCCGAACAGGTCGACGCCTGGCTTGCCGGAGTCGACGACGCCGAGCTCCAGCGCCGCGTGGACATTCTCGCGTCGCTGGCTGACTCGGCGCAGAAGCTCGGCTCGGCCGCCACCCTCGGTGTCCTCTCCAACGAGCAGGCGCAGGCCCTTCTCTCCGGTGCCCTGTCTGACCTTGAGGTCCTCGCCGGGACACAGCAGGACGAGCAGGCGCGCTGATGGCGTACCGCAGCGAACGCCTCACCCGCCTTGTCCAGGACGAGCACACCGACACGGTCGTCGACTTGGAGGACGGCGTCGCGGACACCGTGCTCGGCGACAGCCAGTCCGTGTTCGGGGAACTCATCGAGCGAACGCTGTCGGCGTGGGTCCGTGCGTTCGGAGGCGTAGACCAGCCGGCCGAGGGTGGGGATGTGCTGCGCCAGATCCTGGCAGCCATGCGGGCTGCGGTCCGTCGTGTCTTGGACGGGGTGGCGTCTCGGAGTTCGACCGCCCTGGAGGGGGTGCTCGGTCAGGCTTTGGCGCTGGGGGTGGAGCAGGGGGCAGCGTTTGTACGGGAGGCGTCCGGGAGGAGCCCGCGGACGCCTGCAGTGCCTCGCGTGGGCCGCCTGCTGCGGGCTGAAGCGCAGCGGCTCGGGGACATGGTGCGTGAACGCCGGGACCGCGCCCTGTTCCTGCTGCACCCCGACCGCGTGACCCGGTGGACACACCTCCTCACCGGTGTGGGCGCGGCCCGCGCTGCACTGCCTGCGGTGCGGGCGCACATCGCGTGGGTGGTGAACACCGCGGTCCGTGAGGGCCTGGACGCGGTGGCCCGAGCGTCGGCGCCGAGCCGGGTGTGGGTGTCGGAGGCGGACGCGTGTACGCGCTGCCTGGCCTACACCGGCCGTGTCGTGCCGGTTGGGGAGCCGTTTCCGGGTGGCCTGTCGTGGGATCCGCGGCAGCGCCGTATCGGGGCGGCTGCGGTGGAGGGGCCGCCCTTGCACAGCAACTGTCGCTGTCGGGCAGTTCCGTGGGACGACGCGTGGGTAGCCGCTGGCATTCCGTTCCCGCTGGCGCTGCGGCGGGAGGCGCACCGGTCGATCGCGTACGGGCGCGCCCGCCCGTCGGAGTCCCGTGCGGCGCGGCTGCGGGCCGTACGTGAACTCCTGCGCTCAGAGTCCGACCTGCTGCCCGCTGTCGACGCTCGCGCCCGCCGCGCCCTACGAACCGGCAACTTCACTGCTGCCGCATAAACCCCCGGCGCCCGTGACGGGCCGCCGCCAACCCCGTGATGGGAGAACACCATGGGCATCCACCCCAACACCGACACGGACGGCATCAGCGTGCCGCCCAGCACCATCCTCGGCCACCGCGTCGACGGCCGGCCGATCTACCCCATCGCGGGCGGAGCCGAGACCGACGACGACAGTCCGGACATCGAGGTCGAGGTCGACGACACCCCCGGCGACGAAGTCGACACCGAGGACGGGACGGAGTCGAAGGAGACGCCGAAGCCTAAGCCGCCAGCGCAGACGACCGGCCCGGAGTCTGACGAGGAGTACGTGCCGCCGTCGCGTGAGGAGTGGGAGCGCGTGCGCCGCACCCTCGCGAAGCGGAAGCAGGAGAAGCTCGACGTGCAGCGGCAGCTCAACGAACTCCGCGACAAGCACCGCGAGCAGGAGACCGAC